TTGCATAAAAGGAACAAAAGCACTACTACCCAAGATAACTATCTGAGTAAAGGATTTATAATTTACTTTTAATATATTTTCTTCTAATATCTTCTGCATTGCACGGTCATCTGCCTGTTTGTGCATCTTTTGACCATCAACCTCTATCTCAAACAAATTTGGTTTCATACATCTGCGAACAAGATATTGCTTACCATTGATATTAAATTCTACTTCAACTTGAGTATCTTTCTCATTTGTAGCATTAACAAGTTGTGATTTGTTAATCTTACGAAATGGTTTATTAAATAAACTAAATGTAAGAGCATCTAACACAGTTGATTTTCCTGTGCCATTGGTTCCTACAATAAGGTTTGTTCCGTTTTTAATAAAGTCAATTTCTGAAAAATGATCTCCTGTTGAGAGAAAATTCTTCCATCTAATCTTTTGAAATGTTATCATTCTTTGGTGGAATCACGATATCGTTAGGGGTAATCACTGCATACTTATAATTATACCTCTTACATGTCAATATGGCAAGTGCATCATCAATTTCTATAACATTCATCTCACTATCCTCATCTGATTCAAGCATTAGTTTATATCTTTCTGCATCATCCTCCTCCTCAAACATAAACAATACTTTTTCACCATACCGATTTAGTACAGCATAAGCACCATTATCTTGTCTTTGATTTAACGTAAGAAGATACACTAGTCTACCTCGCAAGCTTCCGCATATATTTCTTGTAGAATATCTTTAATTAGAGTTTTATCTCCCTCAAATTCAGATTCATCAATATAACGATTCAATATACCAATAGTATTTTCAGTTTCCTCTACCTCAAAGTCCTCACTCTCTTGAAAAACATAGTTCTCAATAATTTTAAGGTCTTGAATACCAGAGTTGTATAATTTATCTATAAATTTTTCAAACTGTTTCTGGTCGGTTTTCCGTTTGACTATAACTTTAACTATCTTATTCTTATACTCTCGACTATCAAATAACTTATAATTTATATCTTCATAGTAGATATTATAAAATAAACGGTAAGGATTATTGACAGGAGTGTGTTTAAGTGTCTTAGTATCAAATAAATTAAATCCTCTTGGATCATTTACATCATTCCAAAACATCTCATATGGATTACCAAGATAATATATCTTTCCATTATTTGATCTTGTATGATAATGTCCAGAATATACACGATCAAACTTATCAAACACTTTTGTGTCCATACCATTTTCCATAGTATGTCCACGAGTTGCTACAAAACCATTTAATTCTAAATGACCCATCACAACTTTAGAAGTTGATTTATTAATCATCTCCATAGTTTGTGAACGATTCTCTTCGTTTATCCAAGGAAGCATCAATATATCCAATCCACCAATCGTAATTTCAGTTGGTTCTGAATATACTTCTACATTATCATATTCCTTTAATAAAAGGTCTACTGTATTAATTTCGTTTGTATCTTTATAGTATGCAGTATGATTGCCCACAATTGTGTGAACTTTAATACCCATCTCCTGCAGTCTATCATAGTAAACTTTCTTTGACCATTCTAAAGATGCTAAGTCAATATTACGACGATTATCAAAAGTATCGCCCATATCTACTACAGTGTCAATCTTATTTTCTTTAAGATATGGAAAGAAAATATCATCATAAAACTTCTTAAAGTAATTATGAATATATGCAGCACCTTTTCTGGCACCGAAATGCTGGTCTGTAATAATTACGATGTTCATCTATTGGAAGACTTATATTGGATATTATCTTTAATTGTATTATAATCTGAACTACTACCTGCTAATGCACCATCATCAACAGTCATCACTTCATCAAATCCACTCTTCTCAATTATCTTTGTTTTAATTTCTAATTGCTTCTTCTCCTTCTGTATGCGTCTCAGAAAGGCATAGTGTATAATCTGAGTGAAGTATGCAAAAGGATTACGAGACTTCTCAGGGTCGAAATTGTGAATGTATTGTACACAATTTTCAATTCCATCAGATATCATATCATCTCTAAACATGTAATTAACAAAGTTTGGTTTATATGACAAATGCGTTGCTATCTTAAGAAAACACTCTCCAAGATAATTTGTAATTCTTGGTTTTGGTTTTCCTTCCTCTGCAGCAGTAGCGACTTTTGCTCTATAAACAATTAATGCTTCTAATAGTTGCTTATTATTCACATAATGTTCAGATTTCTTTTTTGCCATATCTCATATCTGAATGTATTCGTATTATAACATTTTTTATTGGACTTGACAAGGTGTCAGAAAATGTGTACAATACCCTTTGTAGGGTTTCAAGGATTAGTAGGCTTATCTTTATTACTCTTAAATATCTTTTCAAGACTTTGGCGAGCATCTTCAACTGTAGTTATTAATCCCATTTTTGTGTTTAGGGATACTTTACCATCTAATTCAATATCAACATCTTCTTCATTTAGATATCTATCATAAAACTTAATCATATGTTCATCAGATACTTCTGACATTGTTATTATCTTATCATACTTCATTAGAAAAAGATCTTCAGTAGGGAGTTCTAACCACGGGCGAACTTTTACATATTGTCCTGCAGGAGAGTGTAACATCTTCATAATCACAGGATTTGAAAGCATAATGATTGGGTCTCCGTCATTTTCGTCAACAGAAACTAAGGCAAAGATTTCTTCACCTGTAACTAATTTTAATACTGCGTGAAACTCGTCTCCCATTATTTTTTGAGTGGTATATTTACAATATCATAATTAAAGTTCTCTTCATTATATACTTTGATTCTTTCAATTAGGTGATTGAGTGTGTAGTTTCTTCTTGATTTGTAACTAATATCATCTGCAATATCATAAAGTGTTGCTTTTGTTTTGTTACTTCCCTTACGAAGTACACGACCTATTGATTGGAGATTCCTGATTCGAGATTTAGAAGGAGATGCGAAAATTATATTGTGTAAGTTCTTGATGTTGATACCAGTGGAAAACGTCCCATAGGATGCAACGATAATCGCATTATTCTCACTTTCAGTGATCTCTCTGACTCTCTCCCTGTCCTCCGTGGCAACACCACCATGAACAAAAAACACATGACGACTAATAATACTATTGTTATTTATCAGATTAAATAAAGGTTCTCCATGCCCTTCAACTCTTGCAAATAAAATTAATGTATTACCTTTTAGATCTAATGCAAGATTTCTTATAAAGTTGTTTCTTCGATTGTGAGTAATAATATATTGTATCTCATCCTCAAATGTCTCAAATTTATTTGGTGGGTGTTTCAATAGAAGCACGTTAATATCCAACGTCGCAACATGACCTTTCTTCATAAGCTCGTCAGTCTTAATAATTTTATAGGAAGGACCGAAGAGACCTTCTAATACCCACTTGTGTGTCTGTGTACCATCAAGAGTTCCTGTAAATCCATAACGATATTTCGCATTTCCAAGTTTTGTCATAATTGATATGAGTGACTTGGACTTGAATTGATGTGCTTCATCTCCTACAACTACAGAAAATCTATCAAAATACTTTCGAGGAAGTTTATAGATAGATTGCCAAGTGGTAATGATAACCTGTGCATCTGTAACTCTTTCTTTACCAGCATATATTTTATGACAATATGAACCCACATCCCATCCATAGTCCTCGAAGTCTTTATACATCTGTTCTACAAGGGATGTCGTTGGAACAACAATCAGAGTATTTTGCTTTCTTTCAACAAAATATCGCACAATCCCATATATCATCAGTGACTTTCCTGAAGCAGTTGGAGATATCAATAGTTTACGATTATATTTTAAGGCATCATATATTCCATCAACCTGATAGTCTCTAGGTTTATATTTGGATATTGATGTCACATAATCTTTTACACCTTCTTTTGAGATATTTGGATTTACCTCAAATGGAAGACCATAGTATTCATTTTTCTTAAACTCGTATGTATATTCGTGATCTTTGCAAAATTGTATTATCTTATCTAACAATCCAACATATATCTGTCCATTCTGAATATTAAATAATCTTATCTTTCCGTCCCAATACTTACTTTTATAAGTTGGCATAAACTTCGCACCAGGTACCTCAAAGGTGAAGTAGTCTGCCAATTCATAGTATACATGTATATCAGATTCAATATGAAGATGAACTTCATTCTTCTTTGATATAATCAAACTAGTCATAATCCTATATCATATAGAATTATTTAGTTGACTATTTAAATGGTGGTATTTTTGGTTCTAGTTCAAAGTCCTCTGTCACACCTACACCACGTTCATAATTTTCAGGATTTTTCTTTGCGAGTTCTACTGACTTTAGACCGCCTATAATGTCAGCACGAGTAATAACTGGTTTCATAATTACTTTCCGTAATAAATTTTATCAGAACCTGGTCTTTTATTTCCACCAATAGGAGATGTATCTCTCTGTTTATTTAAGTAATTATCAAATTTTTTCTTTGCTGCATCTAAT